GCGCGGGTGATTTGGACTTGCATTGTAGTTCTCCATTTCTGGGGCCCAGACCGTCCGGGCTTATCCCCTACCTAATGATGGACCGGGGATAAGTAAAGGGCCAAGAAGAAACTTTCTTGTTGCCCCGGCGCGGTAGTCAGCGCCGGGGCCAGTCTCCAGGGGACGCCGGAGACCTTCAGGCAGGACATGGCGCATGGAGCACACCACACCCACTCTACCTTACTCTGTTGTGGCGCTGTGGATTTCCTCCACCTGCTCCGCAATCGGTTTCAGGGCCTTGCCTACGCTCTCCGAACCCCTGTCAACAGCCCTGGAGACAGAACGGTTGGAGGACATGAGCGCTGTGGCGCTCTCCCGGATGTTTTCAGCAGCTCCCCCGATCAGGTTCCGCAGCTCCCCGTCCACACCAACGCGCTCCTCAATGATCCGCCCAAAGGCAGCGCCAAGGGCGTGCTCCGCTGTAGGCTCATCCTTCACCTCGGAGAGGAGGCTCAAGTGGCGCTCCATCCCCTTCGCCGCGACCAGGAGCTCACTGGCGGTCATGCTCTCCCGCCCGTTCCCGATCATGGCGAGCTTGGAGCGCTCCACCACCTCCCGGATCGTGGCTGGGATGTTGCCAGCGAGGGCCTTGCCAACGGCGGTCAGGTCCTCCCCTGCCGCGACCAGGCCCCGGCTGTAGAGCATCACCAGGCGCTGTACGGCCTCCGCCTCGGGGGCCATGATCGTGATCACAGCGTCAAGGCGTCCCGGGCGCAGCATTGCCCGGTCCAGGCGCTCCACGTGGTTGGTGGTCAGGACGGTGATGACCTGGGCATTCTTGGTGAGTACCCCGTCTATGGTGTTGAGCAGGTCGTTGCCCCGCTGGTCACGCTCCCCCACAACCCGGTCCACGTCCTCAGCGAACACCACCGCAGGCTGGTATCGCTGCGCAAACAGGAGGGCGTCCTTCAGAGCCCGGACGTCATCCAGCAGGATGTATGTCCAGCCGCTGTCGACACATATTTTGGAGGTGACGTGGGCCGTCATTGTCTTGCCCGTCCCGTAGGTGCCCTCAAGCAACACACCCCGGTTGAGGGGGATACCGTGCTTGAGGCAGGCTTCCGTGTGCTGGATCGGAGCCCAGAGGGATGCCTTCACCTGCTCCAGCTCGCCCGGGTTCAACACCAGCTCATCCGGGTTGATGCTGCGGGTCTGGATGAACTCTGGGGGCTCACGCGTGATCAGGTCCCCGTCGCTGTCAGCCTTGAGGCGGATTGCCTTGCCCTTGTAGATTGAGCTTGTCTTCAGGATGGCCCGGGCGAGGTTGGCGAGGTCGCGGACAACTGACGCCTCCCGCTTGCGGACGGTCCCGGAGAGGACCAGCACAGGCCCCTTGGCTGTGTTCGCGCGGCGAACCTCAACCGGGTTTTCAACCCCGGGCAGGGTGAACTGGCCGAACGGCACCTGGATCTGGTCGTCATAGTCCGGGCCGGTCTGGACGGTCACGAGGTCGGGGGCAATGGGTCCAAAGAAGGACATCTTGGGGGTGGGGGACGCCCAGCCATACTTCTCACGCATGGCCGCGTTCAGCGCCACCAGCGCGTCCTCGGGAAAGGCGTCCATGACCTCCGTGACGTCCAGCTCAGTTTCCTCGTCAGCGGCCTTGCGCTCCAGGGTCTCAATCGCCTTGCGCAGGGGCATCGGCCCCGGGTCGCCAGGCAGGGTGATCTTGGTCCCGCTGTGTTCGATGTCCACATCCCGGTTTGACCAGGCTTCCGCCCCGACAGCGCGGGACATCGCTTCAGCAAGCAGGTTGTTGATGTTAATTCCAGACATTGTTCGTGCTCCATTTCTCTGTTATCGGCTGGTGAGCGCCACGTGTTGTTCCTTCCCCCTCACCGGGGATAAGCTGACCTTAGGGGCGGTGCCCGGCGGGGTCTATCTCTTTTCCTTGCCCCCGGACTGTCCCGGGGGTAGGGTTGTTGTCAGGTTGGCCGACCAGAGGGGGGTACAACGTCCTCCCTGGTGGGCCCCCCTCGCCTCAAAAGTCCTCGGGCTTCAGCAGGCCCAGCCCAAGCAAGAGGTTGGCCACCGGGTCCTGCGTCCCCACCTGGGACGCCTTCACCAGAGCAACAATGTCCTGGAGGGCAGCGTCAGACTGGCGGAGGGCGTTGAGCCCATCGGCCAGCTCCTTGGCCCGGTACTCGCTCCGGGTGTCAGCTACCTTTGTCCAGCCCCCGCCCACCCTCCGGTGGATGACCATGGCCCTGCGGTCTCCCGTCAGAACGTAGCTGTATGCTGGCTGGTCAGCTGCCATCGCCGGGCTCCCCGTCAAACAGGACCGCAGCGAGGTCCGGTGGGCTGTACTGGTCGGACTTGAGGATGCGACCAGAGGCCCCGAGGATCGGGTTGCCCGCGCTGTCCAGCTTGGACATGTTGGAGCGGTGGACCTCCATCAAGCCTGCCTCTTTGTAGTCTGCCAGCCCGGTGGTCAGGTACGTTCCGTCAACCACATAGCTGAGGTCAACCAGGGCGTCCAGACACTCCACCGGATCGCGGGCGATGAAGGCTGCCGCCAGCTCTGCCAGCTCCTCCTGGATGAGCTGTATGCGGATCAGGAGCATTGAGCCCCCTGCCTCAGCTGAAGCCTGCTTCAGCTCCTCTGCCAGGCGGGCAGCCTGCTGGTGGTAGATGGCGAGGGCGAGGTGGACCGGCTCGTCAGGGATGGTGGGCCGGTCTGGCTGGTTGATCCCGAAGGTCCGGTGGAACTCATCCACCAGGTTCAGCCCGAGGTCGCTGTTGCGGCGCATCAGTGGAACCCCCCGCCGGTCTTGGGCTTTGCGTTCATCTCGGACAGCATCGCGTCCAGCATGCCCCCGATCCCGGGGCGTGGGCACCCGGTGATCACGAACAGGAGGCCGTGCTCAGCGAGGTAGGTGGCGTCAATGTGACAACACTCATCCTCCCCCAGGTCCAGGGCTCGCATCAGCTGTCCCTTGAGCCCTTCCGTCTGGGCGTCTGTCGCCTCTTTGAGGGCTTCCGCCTGCGCCTTCAGCTCCCCGATCCGCTCATTGGACGCCTCTGCAACCTTGATGGTCTCAATCGCCAGCTCAAGGGCCGCTCCCGTCAGCTTCAGTGTCTTGGTCATTTCTGTGCTCCATTTCTGTTGTGCCCGGACCTTATCCCCGGGCTTGGACTTCAGTCAAGCGCTCCCCCTTGTATCAGAACGGGTCGCGGGGTTCCTCAGCATCCTCGCCAGCGGGCCACTGGTACGGGCCACCAAAACGCTCATCCCAGTGCGCCCGGGCTGCCTCCAGGCCGGTCAGCTCATAGAACCAGGCCTTGGACTTCCTCACGCGCTCATGGCCGTACTGGTCTTGTTCACTGACCTCTGCCCAGCGCTGGAAGGTCCGGGGGTACTGCGAGGGCAGCACGCGCTTCAGGAACTTTCCGAGGGCTGTGGGGGACGCCCGGCGCATGATCTTCTGGCGCTCCGCATACAGGAGGTAGTCCCGTTGGAGGTCTGCCTTCATCACTTCGCCCTGCCAGCCGTCCGCCTCCCCGAGGGTGCGCCCGTCCATCAGCTTTTCAAACCACCAATTCTCCTCCGGCCCAAGGCTGAGCAGCTTCTGGTCCTGGAGCGCGGCTGTCTTGGGGAACTGCCTGACATCAAAGCCATTCAGGTCCCGGGTCATCAGGAGGTGGAGCAGGGCCTCACGGCCCCCACTGTCCAGCTCTGCCCGGATGGCCTTGAAGTAATCCTTGTTCTGCATCTCCCTGTCGCCCACGTCCAGCACAAAAAACCTCCGCTCATCAGTCCCGGCAGGTACCACCCAGTCGCTGTTCGATGCCATCAACAGGTGGACGTAGTTGGGGGCAGCCTCAGCATCCACGCCCTTGCCCTCAATCATGATCGTCTCTTCAGTGACCATGGTCTTGAGGATTGCCTCGTGCTTCCGGTCCCCCGCATAGAACGCCTCATCACCAAACAGCACCACGCAGTCCCGGAGGTGGGCGTTGAAGCTGCCCACGAGGTGCTTGGAGTCACTGACCTGGAGGAAGTGGCGGCCCCAGAGCGAGCCGAACGCCTTGACAGCGAATGACTTGCCAGTGCCCATGCGGCCCCTCAAGACGATTGCGACCTCTCCCGGGCTGTCGGGCTTCTGGACGGCCCGGGCCATCCAGTTCATGTAGTATTCAAAGTGCTTCTCGTTGGCACCGCACACGTTGGCGAAGACATGCTCAAGGAACAGCTCACAAGAGCCCGGCTTGGCCTCGCACGCAAAGCCCCTCCACAGGTTGAAGGCGTCCGGGACCTCGCGCCCGGGGGCGAACATGATTGTGCGGTACTGCCGCCTGTTAGGGTTCTGGAGCCACCACTTGCCCAGGGGCATCTTGACGTCATTCCCGTCCTTGTCCTGCCCCACCGTGATCTGGATGTGCATGTAGCGGTTGCGGAAGTCCTCAAAGCTCTGCCGACTGATCCGCTCACGGTTGAGGGCGAAGTCCATCACCTCGCTGATCACACGGCACCGGCCCCCTATGTCCTCAATCACTGCGTGCTCCTCGTTGAGCTTGCGCAGCCAGGGGTCAATCGCCTCCTCGTGGGCCCTCTGTATCTGCCGCGCCACGTACTGCTGGGGACGGGGCTGGTCCAGGACGTGGGCGCTGATCCCATAGTCGGGGTCAAGCACACACGCCGCAATCATGTCGTCACTCACCCCCGCGCGGATCAGCTCGCACAGCACAGCAAACAGCACCTCAGATCGGCTGGGGTATCGGGTCGGGTCATCCGGGTCATCCCCGTTGACAATGAGCATTTTGGTCCGGGGGGTCACTTCGCTGGGGAGGTCATCAAGGCTCTCCAGGCGGGGGATGTTGCCTGACAGTTTGACCTGCGGCCCCCCGCCGCCCCCGGGGCCAGCGGTCTGAACCCGGGGGGCGGGTGTGAACTCCCGTATGTTGTAGATGCGGGTCCAGTCAGCGTCCACCACCCGGGCGAGCGCCTCCACCCGGCCCTTCTTGCGCTTCTTTTCCCCCGGGACGTTGATTGTGCCCGGCAGGCGCATGATGCGGTCGATGTTGTGGCAGGCGTCCGCCTGGAGGAGGACTTCAACCTGGAGGTTGTACGCCTCCAACACTGCCGCCTTCTCCTCGCTGCCGTCTGTGCGCTGCTCCTCATCCAGCAGCCAGAAGCCCTGGAACCCGCCGCCACTGTCGATGATGACGGTGGGGGGCGGCATGAACTCCCGCAGCATCTTCTCTGCCCGCGCCCGCTCGCTCTCCATCGGCTCGCCCGGCCTCGGGTCCACGTCCACGTGGATCGCCGCCATGCCCCTGATCTCTGTCTTCTTGGGCTTTGAGTGGGCAGCCTTGATGACCGGGTTGACGGTGAAATAGATGTTCTGCTTGCCCTGGCGCTCATCCAGCCAGTCGGCCATCCGCTTCTGCTCTCCGGCCTTGAAGGTCACGGTCGTTGTCCGCCCCCCGTCAACCATGATCGAAGTCAGGACCCAGGGACCCTCAGGTGACCAGGCCTGGAGGAACTGTACAGCCTCCGGCGTGTTGCTCTTCATCAGCCAAGTCTCCCCTTGAGCAGGAAGGCTGCCGCCCCGGAGGGCATTGCGCCCCTCCAGACCGCAGCGGCCTCCAGCTCCTGTTTGTCGGGGGGGGCGTCCCGTGTGCCAGCCCAGAGGGTTGACGGGTCGCATCCCCGGAATATCAGCCATTCACGCCCAACCCGGAGCGTCAGCCAGCAGTTGCCGTCATTGTGCCACCGCCGGAGGAGCCATGTGCGCTGCTCAGGGGTCGGTGGGTGTTTCAGCCGGAGCGGCCCCCCCTTGGGCGGCCACACGTCAGCATGTTTCAGCTCTGTCCAGCCCTCAATGTAGTTGACATCAGGCGTCCCCGGCAGGGCAGGGTTTTCAACCCGCACGGGGTCCATCCTGCGCCGCACCATCTCCGGTCGCAGCACCTCCCACATCTGCCTTTCACTCGGCATAGGTTGCCTTGCTCACAATGAAGTTCACGTGATAGTAGCCGCCAT